ACCATAGACTGGTGGGCCACTCAGCCCGAAGCACAGGCCGAAGCATTTATGGAAGAAGGCCGTATACCCTTAGATCAAGCACTTGACAGCTTGTACAAATTGGCCTGGCAACACAAGTTTATTTGGGCCAATGGACCAACGTATGACATGAACATACTTGAACACGCCTACAAGAGCTATGGCAAAGCCTTGCCTTGGCAATTTTACAATGTGCGTGATGCAAGAACCATTTATAGTTTGTGGCCAGAACTACCTAAACCCGCTACTAGTCACCATGCACTTGAAGATTGTCGCAGGCAAATCGATATGCTACAAGCTACACTACAACACTTGAATGTAAAGGAACTAAGATGATCATAGGCATTGCCGGTTTCCAAGGATCGGGTAAAGATACCATTGCTGACTACTTACAAAACATCTACGGGTTTAAACGTGACTCATTTGCGGCCACTCTCAAAGATGCAGTGGCCGCTGTGTTTGGTTGGGATCGCGAACTACTGGAAGGTCGCACTCGAGAAAGTCGTGCCTGGCGCGAACAGGTAGATCCATGGTGGTCTAAGCGTCTTGATATGCCTGGGTTAACTCCTCGTTTAGTGTTGCAAAAGTGGGGAACCGAAGTAGCCCGTAAAAGCTGGCACGATGATACCTGGATCGCTAGCCTTGAAAATAAATTATCTCGAGCACATAATGATATTGTAATTACAGACGTCCGCTTTCCTAATGAGATAGCAGCAGTTCGCAACGCAGGCGGTATTGTTATCCGTGTAGTTCGTGGTCCGGAACCCGAGTGGTATTTTACCGCCAAAAATGCCAATGCTGGATTTGAAAGCGCAACACATATGATGGAATCATATAAAGTACACCCTAGTGAGTGGGCTTGGATTGGTACAGAATTTGATGCGGTTATTGATAATAACCAAGAAGGATTAGACCCACTATTTGCCCAGGTTAAACATCTGGTTCTAAGTCTCCAACCTGCCAGGGAAGATCAGTCTTCTCAACTTCTATAACACAATTTTGACAAATAGTTTTTAAATTTCTAAGTGCAGTATTGTGTAGGTTTCCGTCCACATGACACACCAATAGTTGTGCCGCAAACCTGGACCTAAACCCACATCGATCACATGTGGGTTTTTTCTTATATCCAGCAGATTTCCATCTGGGTTCTGGAGTCTTGATACGTTTACCACGTTTGATACAATACTCGCATAGTCGTCGATACTGTACCGAGTCCTTACGGTGGTATGCCACAGCTCTTGGCCGCTGATTACAGGCTAAACATATGGGTCTCATGCAGATATTTAGTGGAAAACCTACTAAGTAGGGGTGCATTACACCAATCTTTTTGAGATAACCGATAAATATCTTTAACTAATAAAAAGGAATTTATTATGGCCTTACTATCCCCAGGTGTACAAGTCAGTGTAATTGACCAAAGCAATTACACACCCGCTGCCGCTAGCTCGGTACCATTTATTTTATTGGCAACTGCTCAGAATAAAATTTCTGGTGCAGGCACTGGAATTGCTCCAGGAACCCTGGCTGCGAATGCTGGTAAACTATACTTGATGACCAGCCAACGAGATTTGTTAGCTACGTTCGGTGTTCCATTCTTTTACAACACCACAGCTGGTACTCCAATCAACGGATACGAACTTAACGAATACGGTTTATTGGCTGGTTATTCAGCACTAGGTGTAACCAACATTGCCTATGTCATGAGAGCCGACATTGACTTGGCTGCTCTTACTGCTACATTGAACCGTCCATTTGGCGCACCTGCCAACGGCACATATTGGTTGGATACAACCAACAGTCGTTGGGGTATAAATGAGTGGAATATTTCTAATTCGGCATTTACTAAGAAGACACCTAGTGTAATTACAGACACTACCTATTTAGAAACTTCAAGTACAGTGCCTTTGGCCAGCTACGGCAGCATTGGTGATTATGCGGTCACAGCCACCAACGTCTACAACCCAACTTACTACAAACGTGGCGGACCTACAACAGTCAACGCACTTAACCAGGCTCCGGGTTGGTTGCAAGATGGTGCAAGTGCTCAAGATTTGTATAATACCTGGGTATTAATTGGCAGTGACGAATGGAAAACATCTTGGCCTACTGTACAAGGCACCCTGGCACCTACTAGTATTACACCTACTAGTGTAATCACAATCAACGGCACAAACATCACAGTAGGTGGGGCTCCTAATAATACAGTACAGAGTTTGGCCGGACAGATCAATAGTGCGCTTAACACCGAAGGTGTTTATGCTGCCAACATTGGCGGCAAATTAACATTATATGCAGACAGTATGGCATCTGGTGATCATTTAACTGTAACCAATGCAGTTGGAAATTTGAGTACAAATACTGCCACTTTAACTTTTGCAACACAACCTACTGCTCCATATGCAGTTGGTGATTCAATTACAGTCGCCGGAATAAATCCGGCCATTACTTTAACAGGTGCTACTGGAAATGGATCTGTTGCTACATTGACATTTGCTACAAAATCTGTTGCACCGTATGCGGTTGGTGAACAAATTACTGTGGCTGGCGTAAATCCAGCTATTACTGTAACAGGTGCTACTGGAAATGGATCTGTTGCTACATTGACATTTGCTACAAAATCTGTTGCACCGTATACGGTTGGTGAGTCTATCAATGTTGCTGGTATAACTGGCAATGCTAGCGTGTATAATGGAACATTTGTCGTTACAGCTTGTAGCAATACTTCAGTATCATATTCTAGTACTGATAATGTTGCGTATACCAGTGGTGGTACCATTGCAAGCCAAGCAACTTACAACGGAACATACACTGTTACAGCTGCTACAACCACTACAGTATCATATGCCAGTAGTGCTCAATCTCCATATGTTGCCGGTGGAACTACAGTGAGTTTGATAAATTACAACGGAACGTTTACTGTTACAGCTTCTACAACTACTACAGTATCATACGTTAGTAGTGCTCGATCTCCATATGTCACCGGTGGAACTATTGTAGACTCTGCTGCCAATGGTGGTGTAATCTACATTCAAAATTATGTTGGCACAGCATTGGCCACACTGGGTATTACTGCTGGTGAATACTATGCTCCGCAGTATGATTTTGGTCCTAACTATGCTGCTCCGCGTTGGAGAACAGGCCAGGCTCAGCCAGCTCCTACTGGAAGTGTATTCCAACAAACCAACTCGGTTAACCAGGGAATGTTAACAACAGTCAAGCGTTATAACAACGCCCTGGGAACCTATGTGTTACAAAGTTGTCCAGTATACACCACGGATGCAGCTGCATTGTATGGGTTAGACCCTGCTAATGGCGGCCAAGCCATTCCTGCTGGTACTACATATGCACAGATTGATCCGTTAAATAGTGGCACTTCGGGATTGTTAATTCTTGAACGTATTGCTGCGGGTGCTACTGTTATTGCTGGTACAGTAAGCAATCCAACTTTTGTTACTGGATCTACATTTACATTATCAGCATCAGAACCAGAAACAGCCACAGTGACAACTCCAGTTGTAGTTACTATTGATGGTACTACTGTTGCTGATTTTATTGCTGCAGTCAGTGCCGCAGGTGTTGACAATGTCAGCGCCTCGGTCAACAGTGCTGGCTCTATAGTGTTTACACACTCTACAGGTGGCGACATTTACCTAGTTGAGGGTACACATACTCCATTGGTTGATGCTGGATTTACCACAACAGTTACCGGTATTCGTAGCACATATGTCAATGGTTCTGCCATTGGTATCACATTGAGCAACTGGGTTGGATCACCAACATTTATTTACATTGCTGCAGGTAGTCCTCCTGAAGTTAATCCAGCCGATGGAACACTTTGGTATTACAGTGATGCTACCACAGCTGATATTATGATTCAAAATAATGGAGCTTGGGTAGGTTATCAGAATGTCACAAATGATGTGCGTGGTTACGATTTGAGTACTACAAATGCTGCTGGCCCAATATTCAGTACCACAGCACCAACCACACAGACCGACACAGCTGAAAGCCCACTGGTCTACGGTGACCTATGGGTCGACACCAGCGATTTAGAAAATTATCCTGTATTCAGTCGTTGGGAAAATGTCAGCGGGCAAGACCAGTGGGTACAGATCGACACCGCAGATCAAACCACAATCAATGGTGTTTTGTTTGCGGATGCACGTTGGGCACCCAACGGCACAACCAATCCAATTACAGATCCTATTCCTCCAATTGCCACCGGATCAACACCGTTGATCACCAGTGACTATTTGGATCTTGATGCACCTAATCCATTATTATACCCAGAAGGTATTTTGTTATGGAACACACGTCGTTCAGGGTTCAATGTCAAATCATTCCAAGTCAACTACTTCAACGCTATAGATTATCCTTATCCAGATGTATTGCCTGGTGAACCCGATGCCTGGGTAACTGCTAGTGGCAATCGTGCCGATGGTGCTGCCAACATGGGGCGTCATGCTCAACGTGCTTTGATTGTCAAGGCATTGAGAGAGGCCATTGACACTAACGCACAATTGCGTGAACAACAAGCACAATTTAATTTGATTGTTTGCACACAATATCCAGAGTTGGCACCAAACATGCGTGTTCTCAACAACGATCGTGGCGACACAGCATTCAGCTTGGTTGACACACCTTTACGATTAGATCCAGCTGATGTGGTAGCTTGGGCCACCAACAACAACGGTCTAGGACTAACATTTGGTGATGGCAATTTGGCACAAGGTGATTCATATAGCGCTGCTTTTTATCCAAGTTGTACCGCAACTGACCTAACAGGAAATGTGGTAGTCACAGCACCAAGTCATATGATGTTACGTACGATTATTCGCAGCGACAGTGTTAGTTACCCATGGTTTGCACCAGCTGGTCTACGCCGCGGTGTAGTCGACAATGCCCTACAGATTGGTTACTTACAAGCTAAAACAGGCGAATTCCAACCGTTGGGTGTAGGCCAAGGCCTGCGCGATGTGTTATATCAGAATGATGTCAACCCGATTACATTTATTCCAGGCACAGGTATTACTAACTTTGGTAATCATACCTTGCAAGGCGCTGCCACAGCACTTGATCGTATCAACGTAGCACGTTTGGTAGCATACCTGCGTGGTCGATTAGAGATCATTGGTAATCAGTACCTGTTTGAACCCAATGATACAATTACTCGCAGTGCAATACAAGCGCAAATTACGTCACTCATGGTCAACTTGGTCAACAAACGTGCTCTTTATGATTATTTGGTTGTTTGCGACACAACAAATAATACTCCGGCAACAATTGATGCCAATGAGTTGTATGTGGATATTGCAATTGAACCTGTCAAGGCTGTAGAGTTTATCTACATACCAATGCGTATTCAAAACACCGGCGAGATAGCAGCACAAGGATTGGCATAATTGATACCGGGCAACCTAAAAATTGCCTGGGTTGATTACCATAAATAAAGTATATTAGGAGAATAACAAATGGCCACATCATCATTAACTAAACTGACCGTACCGTTGGCCAGCGATCAAAGCAGCCCAACACAAGGTTTGTTAATGCCAAAACTAGCGTATCGCTTTCGCGTTACGTTTTTAGGATTTGGAATAGGTAAAGAAACTACAGAATTAACTAAACAAGTTATAGATTTTAAACGTCCTAATGTGACCTTTGCTGACATTGATGTTCCGATCTACAACAGTACGATTAAATTGGCCGGCAAATATACCTGGGACAATACTACCTGCTCAATTCGTGACGATGCCAGCGGCTCGGTTACCAAACTGGTTGGCGAACAACTTCAGAAACAATTAGACTTCATGGA